AGGCGCTCTCGGTGGCAAAAAGAAGAAGTGAGGTAATATAGTATGTTGATTCAGCTTACACATCCAGAAGCCAACTACGAGTTTTGGATTGATGATAACGAAATTACAGTGATGGAACGTTATAATCGTCCGCCTTCTATGTTGATTACAATGAACGACGATCGTCCTAACGTTACAGCATTGGTTCTCAAGAGTGGAAAAATTATGTCTTGTAAGGAAACTCCAAGCCAAATTTTCGAAGTTATGAAGAATGCCAAGCCCCCATTTGTGATTACTGGAGAATAATATAGCATGATTTTGAGTGAAAAGACTATCGAAGTTTTGAAGAACTTCTATTCCATTAATCCTTCGCTTGTTGTGAAGGAAGGTAATGTTTTGACTACCATTTCGACTGCTAAGACGATCGTTGCTAAGGCGACTGTTCCTGACATGTTTATTAAGCGATTCGCAATGTATAATCTTGGTCAGTTGATCAGCACTGTAACTGCTGCAGAGAAGGCTGACATTACCTTTAAGGATAATTGCCTTCTTGTCAAGGACAATGAATCTGAGGAAACCACGCTGGTCTATGCTGATGAGTCAGGTATCAAGGTTCCACCTGAAAAGCCGATCAACCTTCCGACTATCGAAGCTTCATGCAATATCACTGCCGAGCAGCTTCGTAGCGTGCAGAAGCGTCTTGGTATCCTCAATCTCCCTGAGATTGCAGTAGTTGGTGATGGTGATAAGGTTTATCTCCGTGCTATTGATACCAAGAATCCTTCTAGCAACATGTTCTCTATTGTTATTGGTTCGACAGATAAGAATTTCCGTGCTGTTTTTAAGCCAGAAAATCTTAAGGTTATCCCAGACAATTATGAAGTGAGTATCTGCTCTAAGGGTATTTCCCACTTCAAGGGACAGGATATTGAATACTGGATTGCTGTTGAAGCCCATTCAACCTATAATTGAAGGTTGACTTTTTCTACGGGAGGAACTATAGTTCCTCCCACTTTTATATTATGAGGTAATGTAATGCTTGAAGAATTTCTCTGGGTCGAAAAATATCGCCCTAAGACTGTTGAGGAAACTATCCTACCAGCCGAACTGAAGGCTGTATTTCAACAGTTTGTTGATCAGAAGAATATTCCTAACCTAATCCTATCTGGCTCTGCTGGTGTTGGTAAAACAACTATCGCCCGTGCCATGCTTGAACAGCTTGAATGTGACTACATCGTAATTAATGGATCTATGAATGGTAACATCGACACACTACGGAATGAAATTCTCAATTTTGCCTCAACAGTATCGCTTTCCGGAGGTCGAAAGTATGTCATATTGGATGAAGCCGATTACCTTAACGCAAACTCAACTCAACCTGCCCTCCGCAATTTTATGGAAGAGTTCTCACGAAATTGTGGTTTCATCCTCACTTGCAACTTTAAGAACCGAATCATTGAACCGCTACATTCTCGGTGCTCTGTCGTAGACTTCAAGATTAGTAAGAAGGATATGGGCAAGCTCGCTATGCAGTTTATGAAGCGAGTGCTTGGTATCCTTGCAACGGAAAATATCCCGAACGATAAGGCGGTAGTAGCAGAAGTTATCCAGAAGCATTTCCCTGATTGGCGTCGTGTTCTTAATGAACTACAGCGCTATGCAGCCACAGGTTCAATCGACTCTGGTATCCTCGCTAACATTCAGGAAATTTCAATCAAGGAACTGGTCGAACTTCTTCGTGATAAAAACTTCACCGAAATCCGTAAGTGGGTAGCGAACAACATTGATCTTGACCAGAACGAGATCTACCGTAAAATTTATGATCAAGCGTCAAATTTCCTGACGCCTACCAGCGTAGCCCAGCTTGTTTTGTTTATAGCTAAATACCAGTATCAGGCTGCTTTTTCTGCTAACCCAGAAATTACTCTTGTTGCATGTCTAACAGAAATTATGATGGAGTGTGAGTTTCAATGACACCATTCGATGTTATTAACTCTATAACATACACTAAAAAACCCTTGGTCGTTGACGAAGCATCTGAAAAGATGTACAATCCGTACAACGTTAACAAGGGTTTATCATATTTCAAAGACACTATCTTTCACGCCCAAGAGATGAATATCAGTTATCATCTTGATTCCAAGCTCCAACATGATTATTTTTTCAATTCTATTAGGAAGCAAAAAAGATTCGCTAAGTGGGTAAAGCCAGAAAAAGATGCTGACTTAGAAGCTATCAAAATTTATTTTAATTACGGTTACCAGAAAGCAAAAGAAGCCATTGCAATTTTAACTAAAGAACAAATTAATTATATTAAAGAGAAAGTTAAGGTGGGTGCATGCAAGAGATAAAAGATATTGATGATTTTTTTCCACAAGAAATGTTTGATGAGTTTGTAAAAAATTATTCAGATATGCCGATGCAGTACGGCTGGAAAGGTGGTAAAGATGTAGATCCACATGGTCACTGGAATTATTCATTTTTTCGTGCTGGTTCAGCTAATTTAGCTGATTACAGTCATAAATTAGATGGTATTGTAAAAGAAATGGCGGATTTCGCCAAACAACATCCATATTTTAATAACGAAGATGTTGCTTTATTGAGATGTTATATTAACGGTCATACTTATGGTGTTGATGGTTATTTTCATCAGGATAGTCCAAGGAAGGATGAATTCACTACTGTTCTTTATATGAATAAAGAATGGTTTCCTAACTGGGCAGGAGAAACAGTATTCTTAAACCCAGAAGATAAAACCAAACTACAAAAAAGTGTTTTGCCTCGTGCAAACAGAATGGTACTATTTCCTTCTGTGATACCACATGCCGCCCGTGGTGTTAGCCGTAAATGTATGGGATTGCGCCAAACATTTATGTTTAAATTTAGGAAAAAGAGAACAGCGAATTTCGAAAAGCTTAGTAAATTTCTTGTAGCAAACAGCGCTGATAATTTAAATCATAAGCTAGGAACTCTGCATGATCATCTTTGTCGTGTATACCAATTGCTAGAAAAAAACAATTTTTCTCAGGATGTATGCTTCGGTGGTGGTCTTCATTCTGTTTTTGGTACAAATGCATTCAGTAAGAGTATTTTTAGCGATGAAGATAAACAAAAGATCGTCGACCAATTTGGAGAACGAGCGGTTTATCTCGCCGACCTTTTCAGTAAGGTAAATAGACCTAAATTTCTTGAAAATCCTAAATCTAAGACCAAAGATAGTGTTGTCGTTGCATTAAATGATGGAACTGATCTCACTATCGATATTGATACGTATTACGAATTGTGTTCTATAGAATGCGCCAATCTCATAGATCAAGAATCATTGATAGCAGCCAAGCATCCCAAATTGAAAGCTTTCTGGAGTCAAAATGTTGAAAAAAATAAATAAGAAGAACAATAATTATGGGGTGACCAATGGCTATATTAGATTCACTGATCGAGGTGAAAATTGCTGAGGAAGAAGATTTCCTAAAAATTAAGGAAACGCTTACACGTATCGGTGTCGCTTCCAGAAAAGATCATAAGCTTTACCAATCTTGTCACATCCTCCACAAGCAGGGTAAATATTATATTGTCCATTTTAAGGAGCTTTTCGCTCTTGATGGTAAGCCAACAAATTTCGGCGAAGAAGATATCGGTCGCCGAAATACAATTTGCCAGCTTCTTGAAGACTGGAATTTGATCAAGGTTGTCGATGGATCGATTATCAAAACACCAAGAGCGCCAATGAGTCAAATTAAGATCCTTCCACACAAGGAAAAAGAACAGTGGGAATTGGTAGCAAAATACAATATAGGTAGGAAGAAAACTTAAAATAATGTGAGGTGAAATGTTTAGTATGTTTAAATCGAAACCAAAGACAACTGCTGATCAAAAGTTGGAGGAAATTAAAAAAATTCTTTTTCCTCCTTTTTCCAAACAAAACAACCAAGATATTATCTTCCTAGTCGACTACTCTGCAGACTCTAATTTGCAAGCAGCAGTTGGAGATTTGGAGGAGGGTCACAATGACGAAATCGTTCAAGGCACAATTAACAAGGTAATTGATCGACTGATCGAAGTTAGGAAAATTCTCAAGGCGTATGGAGAATTTGATACTGATGCAAAATACATCATCGTTGATGATCTTCCCACTGATGAAAAGGATGTAGAAGTTGGACCAGAAAGACGACATTGATTATTTCATAGAGGCGCTCGAGGAAATGATTGACGCCCGAGACGATATGTGGCAGGAAGAAAAATTCTGCAATTACAAATTGATGACGAAAATCGCTGAAGAGCGGTATGAGCCAGCTAAAGACAAGCTCAGGTTCTTTTTGACCGAAATCGTCAAGGTAAAGAAGGTTTCCGAAAACGAAACGTAGTTTGCAAATCTTTTTCCTTTACAAATTCGCCTAACTACGGTAGAATGATAATAGTGAAACAGGAGATGTGAAAATGACTAAAGCTTACCTTTTTGAATCGTTTAAGGCGCTTGATTCCGTTGAAGCCAAGCTTGAGTTTCTCCGGTCTATTGCCAAGCTTAACCTCCCCTATGATATTAATTTTGACGCCTTGATTTCGGCTTGGGAAAGCCTAGCTGAAGTCGCCTAAAATTCTATTGCCCAGCTTGAGCCTAAAAACTTGAGCTGGGCTTTGAAAAAAAGTTATTGCCAAGCTTCCTTTTTCGCTTTACAAATATCCAGTTCTGAGCTAGAATGATAATAGAGGTTGAAACGGGCGCTTCGCCCCACCTGACTGGAGCTAGGCAATGGAATACAACGGTACGGTCTACGTCATGATCCGCCAATTCAATGGCCATTACTACATGGTCCCTTCGAAGCACGCTTCGAAGTTCAACAAGCGTACCAAGCTGGTCATCGAGACCTCGCTGCTCACCTCTAGCCCTGAGGATCAGGCAGAGAAGGCGAGGATCGTCTCTAAGATCATCAAGGTGAATCGGTCGATTCCCAAGTCGGTGGTCGCCTTCCCCGTTGAGCAGTTCAACCGTATGCTCTGGAAGCACCAGATACCTGAGCTTGGCTACGCTGCCTAATCAACTGGAGCTGAACAATGTTTGTAGCCATCCTGACGAATTTCGGTAACACCATCTACAGCGGCAACAGCCTTGAAGCGGCTATTGCTAAGGTAGAGTCGGCTTGCTTTGAAGCTACGGTCCAGTCGTATCAGGCTGACGGTACCAGCCGACTCATGGCTTACAGCCCGATCGGCGGCTGGAAAACGATTTGTTAATCCTATTGAATTTTTCGCTTTACTAATAGCCCGAAACAGGCTATGATTGATAATAGGTTGATGAGGAGAGTTGGATGTCTAGCTTTGAAACTATGATCGTGTTCGGTCCCCTTCTGGTTCTCGCCTTTGGCTTGACCATAGCTATGGCCATTTCTCACTACAATGAGGTGAAGTGATGTCTGGTATGCACCTGCTGCTGTCTGATTCTCGTGGCGTCTATATTCCTCGCGATTTCGCTGATTTCGGCGAGCACTGGCGTGGCGTGTCAGCTGAGGATCTCGCTATCCTCGCCTCTGGACCCGAGCACGAGCAATACTGGGATGCGTGGGATTCAATCCTGTATACCGCCTCATATGTCGACGAGAAAGACAATGTGTGGCATCTCC